ATCGATTTGTTCTTTATTTAGAATCTTCAAAGCCTGCATAGCTTTCTCATTACTATAACCATAGTAAGATTTAACTGCATCAAGATCTTTGATTTTTTCTTTACGGAGCCAGGGAGAGAATCTCTTCTTTTTCCTAATGCTATTTAGATAAAAATCATATTGGAGTTTACTGGGGAGTTGATGATCCAAGTTCATTTGATTAGCAAATAGAACTGTATCAACTTGTCCAGACAAGCACTTGTTAATAATAAAAGCAGGATACTCCTTCTCTTCGGCTCTTTCGTTGAGAAGGTTTTCCTTAGTCATGTTGATGGAATTAAGCCAATCTTTCAGTTCAACTTTCATCTAATAATGTCAATTTCGTCTGGGTTAGTGTTCCAAGTTTCCAACTTGGTACGGAGTCTGGAATCAGCCTGTAGACTTTCATATCTTTTTGAAGCTTTCTTCTTCCACCATTCAATGATGGATTCAACTTCAAACCTATCGTAGTTTTCTGCCTTCTTAAGAACTTCTTCTTTGCCAAGAATAACTTCTCTAGAATTAGAGAACCCATAGGTTGACATGTAAAATCTCTTTTGTTCAGTCAGATTTTTTGCATTTGCAATCGCAGTTTGGAACTCCACAACCTTTTGAGAAGGTAAGCTTTTCTTGATGATTGAGATCATCTTTTGTTGCGTCTTGAGTTTCCGACTGGATGCATCCTCCTTGACGAGGGTCTTGTCGTTGTTCCTTGCTATAAACCATTTGTTTAGATCATGGAAAATATTATCATGCAGAAGCGGTGTGAAATCGCTGTCAGTCAGTCCCTTATACCTCATGTAGGGTTTGAGTCCATCGTACTGGGAGGAGGACTTTGTAGACCCATATAGAGAAGTAGTCTCGAACAGACAAATGTCTGCATTATATTTTCTATTTAACTGTTCTCTAGCAGTATGTGAACAACAAAGTAATGCTAACAACTTACCACCAAGATAATTAAATCCAAATGGTTGAGTGGGAACAATGACGAATCCCATGATAGCATGTCTATTGAATCTACTCAATTCGGGTACATCCTCCAACCATTCATTCCTGGGTCTAGAATTAATAGTGGGAGATCCAAATCTGATGAATCCAATAGTCTTATTCGTATTCATCTCCTGAACAATCCACTTCAGGGACTTGCCTGGAATGGAAGATTCAAAAGCGTGAGACATAGTAATCTGCAGTCTCTCATTAAAGTATTCATTACTGAATCCTTTATTATCTCCAGCAGTGAAGATACGGATGTCCATATCTTGTGGATGCATATCAAAGTTGCTGAAGAGATCATCTTCAGGACCAAATCCAGGGATAGATGTGGGTTGTTGAGATATGCGATCCAGTTTTACGGTACGAAGATATTCATCGATTCTTCCCGTATTTGAGAAGTAATCAATAAACTTATCTGCTGCATATATCGCGTCACTTGGTTCTAGTATCATTATTAGATCATACGATCAACTTCTTCTCATCTGGAGTAATCAACTTACTACCAAATATTTCATTATACTTCTTCTTAACAGCAGAGTCAATGTCAACCATATAGATGACATGCATACGAGATACTGGAACCTCAGGATTATCTTTATCGATAACAGTAGCCCAAGGAGCAAATCCCACATTCTGTGCTTGTGGAATAACCACAAGAGGATTCTTTACGGTAATAGTATTGTCATCTTGAGAGACAACTTCAGCAACGATTTCTTCGCCACTGGTAATACGAATCAGTTTTACTTCAATCATAATCTTCTACAAGTTCTAGGTCTTCAATACAATCAACAGTTACTTCATGTTCAGCGATACGATACCAGTGGTTATCAACTCCCAGTTTATCGGGATAGAATCCGAGGTATTCGATATCATCACAGTGATTTTCACGCATCCATGCCTGAAGGCGATGGTGCATAAGTTCGGCTTTACTAATCATTTGAATTCACATTCTACCATAATTTCAGTCAAAGCCGCGAGGAGGTTGATCTCCTGGTCGGCAACAAATGCGATCTGATACTGATACTTAGCAATAATGAGCACGGCAGCAGCAATGCTAGGACCTTCCAGGGAATCAAAAAGAGCATCGTAAAGACGACGAAGTAGTACACTAGGATCATTGTCCAGATTATTGACGACCCACTTACGTACTTCAGGAAACTTTTTCGCCTTAAGGTTCTTAATGAGATCATTGATACTTACGTCAGAGAAAGTTGCAAGAATACCAGTGTCAATTTTTCCACCAACAGAGTATCGTTGACACTCATTGAGAACACGACGCCAGTCGGGGAAATGTTTGTTGACTAGTTCGGCAAGTACTTTCGGATCTGCCTCAACACCCTCTGTCTCCAAGATAGTCCCAAGACGCTTGAAGAATTTCGCGGCGATTGCGGGTTTTTGTTTTCCGTTGATTCCAAACTCGACCACCGCACATCGGGAGTGGAGAGGTTCGATGATACGGTTTTTGAAGTTACAGGTGAAGATGAACCGACAGTTGTTATAAAATGCCTCAATATTCGCCCGTAGGAGGAGTTGTACATCGTGGGTTGTGTTGTCAGCCTCGTCAATAATGATGACTTTGTGCTTTGCGTCAGAAGCAGAAAGTGAAACGGTCGAAGCAAAGTTCTTTGCCTGGTTCCGTACTGTGTCCAGAAATCGTCCTTCATCAGATCCATTAATAACATAATAATCAACTCCCAGTTCATGACAGAGAGCCTTTGCTACTGTAGTCTTTCCAATACCAGGAGGACCAGCAAGCAGAAGATTGGGAATCTCACCTTTATCTAGGAAATCTTTGAAAGTCTTTTTTGTAGAATCGGGGAGAATACAATCTTCAATAGTCTTGGGTCGATACTTTTCAACCCAGAGAAATTCATCACGCATAATCAAAAGTGGCACTGTCCATCAAGTTTAATCAAGGTTACCAAAGCAATTATAAATTGCATGATTGGTAAAATGAAAAGAATTCTATCCCTCATACCCAATCTGGTTTTCGGGATCCGTCACGAAGATAATTAGATGCAACCCAAGGTTTGCTCCTAATGTAATTTTTGTAAGCAGTAAAAGTGTCAATGCTTGTGTCATATTTAAACTCATCAGGCATCGCTCTTACAAAGTTTTCAGCCATACTATAACATAAAATTGAGTGGCCTACCATACGGTGAAACATTTTTTTGGCTTCAAAGAGAGTCTTTGAACATGAATGAACTTTACCGTATCGATGTTGATATTCACCAGCAAGAGCGCATCCATGTTGAATCAACCAAGCAGTGTTGTAATGATTCTCTGCGGCCCACTTTGTACATGGGTGATTTCGGAATGCACCCTTTCGGGTTTCATAAGGTTGACCATCCATACGATAAAGATCACCCCAATTAAAATACCACTTGGAGTAGATGATGCTAAGCATCTGACAACTCTCAAGTGGCATCTTGACAATATGTTTGTCAGGGAGTGACCGAGCAGAAACGTAAGGATTCGGATCAGTCACAAAGATGTTCATTCTTCCCAGGTAAGATCGGGTTCTAGAGCAATATAATAGGTCAGATCATACTCAGAAGACTTAAACTCAGACAAAAGTTTACGAGAGATTTTCACATCATAAGTGCCAGGGACAATCTTGATGTTCTCTACTTTGAAGTGCAGAGCGAAAGTACTGGTAGTCTCACCAACAACGATAGAGAAATCGTTAGAAGTATCATTCTTACGATCATGAACCATCAGTTTAATCTCACCCTCTTCACCAATCACAGAAAGATCGGTCAGGTGATAAACAGATGCAGCCTTAAGAAGACGATCGAGTTGAGAACTCTTGAGGTTGAACTCAACGTCAACCGAGGGCAAAGTAATGGACTTCTCTGGAGGGGAAACAATTACGCTGGGATCAGCAAAGAAGTACTTAGACTTCTGTTTGCCTTCTTTCACAGTGACATAACTATCGCCATTGAAGACCAGATCAGGTTCTTGGAACAGGTTAAGAGAGTTCAGGAACTGACCCAGATCATAGACACCGAAGTCCTGAGGAAACTCTTCGTCGATGTTTGCCTCTGCAAGAATATTCTTCATCACACTAATGGTGCGAAGTTTCTTACCCTCCTTGAACAAGATAGACTGATTAATCGTAGAGAAGTTACGCAGAAGATTAACAGTGCGATCAGAAAGTTTCATAGGGGTTTTTGTTTGCATTATGAAGTCCAGCGAAGTGGTAGAGAAGAATACAATAGTGGATGGCTTTCAGGATGTCAAGTTTGGATTTACCATCCTTCTTTCCAAACCGTGACAGGTATTTGATAGCATTCGATCGAGTGAATGCTTCTGCATCACCGATACTTTCGATAAGATCAAGAGTTTGAGTCTTGGATTCTTTCGAAGTGTAGTGAGCACGATAGGTTCCAGAGAGGTAGTCACGAACCTCTTTGAGAGTCTTATCCTCTTCGTACTGCCAGAAGTGAGGAGCGGACTCTTCAGATGCTGGCGATTTGATAATTTCCTTTTCCATAGAACCAGGCTTACGACGAGTGACAGTCTTTCCACCGTCAGGAGATTCGTAGACCCACTCCTCTTTTTTAGTATCTGTCAATGGAGTATATTCAAATCCCCCATTGGCACTGATAAATTCCATGTCAGATGTGTTCATATTGAAAGTAACTGTGTCTTTGGTATAAGAGCCGTCACCATAGACATTCCAGTCTACAGGTGCAGCGGCTACCACGTCAGCATAAGGATTACCAATAAACTCTGCACCGTCCTCATGCCAAAAAGCTTGATTGGGATTGTCTGGATGATAACGTCCCTCAGAGTTTACGCCTTCATAGTATTCTTCTTTCTTGGATGGATAGTGTACATCACCATGTCCATCCACAAATGGGTTTGGTCGATCAGGATCATTTCGATCATAATCATACCAATATTCCGAGTGTTTGGTTTCGTCTTTCATGTAAAGCTCATCATAAAGTAAAGACCAAGAATTAACCATAAGAGAAAAGGAAATCGTTTACAAGTGATTCAGCCTTTTCCTCGCCAAATTGATTAGCAAGGTATCCACTAACGGGATCTAGTTTCCTCATGTACTTGTCAAAATCAGAATACGTAGAAGACATCTCAAGCCCACTAGGTTTCTTACATTCTAACATTTCCTTGTAAACAGTCAAGTATTTCCTGAACATGTCAAGGTGATCATCAACCTCAGACATCGTACATTTGGCAACGTAGATATTTTCTGAGAAATGATTTCCTGGTTCAAAAAACCTAAACGTACCATCTGCCTTAGGAAGATCGGGATGAGAGAACAGATAGTTCTCTACGGGATGTTGGAAGTCGAATACGATAATAACCTTCTTCTCAAAGAACCCCATCAGATCCATTCCGAAACAGGGTAGATTCTCACCTGTCTTTGGATAGATGATGTTATTGTAGATTGAAGATTTTTCGTTCCAAATATCAACCTCCCGTGATTTGGCAATGTACTCGTTATTGTAGACCTTGGCACGGAGGGAGGTGCCTTTGCCCTCCCAGTCTGCCCAGTCTGCAATGTTTTCGAGATCAGGGAAGGTTTCCCACAGTACCTTCTTCCAGTTTTTCCACAGGTCCATTGTCTTCTCCAAAATTTACGTCAGCGTCAACCTTGTCATACAGTTCCATAAAGGACTGTTTAGTTTCATCATCAAATCGATTCAAACAAACTTGAATAGCTTTTGCTTTGTCCTCAAAGATACTGTATGCATGAGCAATGTGTACCAGACGACGGGTAGAGATAATCTCTTCAACACCACCATCATAGAAGGTCTTGCGGATGATGTCTGCCCAGTCACAAAGACGGGAAACAAAGTTGTCATCATTACAAATCTTGCTAAGAATCTTTGCTTCGGTGGCGGGAGTAGGATACTCCTGTTCAAAGGTTACAGGGAAACGTTCTAGGAAGGCTTCGTTGAGCACGTTAGTTCCAATGAATCGGCCATCGTCGGAACCTTTGCCTTTAGTATTTGCGGTTGCGAATACGTTGAAACCGTTTGCTGGCGCAACCCATTGGCCAATTTTCTTGAGGAAAACTCCTTTCCCTTCAAGAATTGACTGAAGGCAGAGAATTTTGTTTGAGGCAAGGTCAATTTCGTCAAGGAGCAGGATAGCACCTCGCTGGAGGGCTTCAATGACTGGGCCATTGTGCCAGACGGTTTCGCCATTAACAAGACGGAAACCGCCAATAAGATCATCCTCATCAGTTTCAATAGTAATGTTTACCCGAATGAGTTCCCGACCCAACTGAGCACAGGCTTGTTCGACCGAGAACGTTTTACCATTACCCGACAAACCCGTAATGAACGTTGGATAGAACAGTCGTGATTGAATAATTTTGCGAATGTCACCAAAATTACCAAACTTAACGAAGGAATCATCTTTCGTGGGGATAAGGTTTTGCTCAATAGGGGGGACAACTGCAGGTGCAACCACTGCAGTTTCAAGTTGTTGACGAGCCTCCTGAACCGTCAGGTTCCACTTGCCACGACCAGTCTTGTAGTTATCCAGTTTGTTGGTCACCGTGGGATAAGAAACACCAGTAGAAGCGCAGTATGCACGAACATCTGCAGCCGAGATAGTATTTCCGTAAAGATCACGGAGAGAATTGATCAGGGAGTCTGCGTTCACGCGGGCGGTCATTTGTAACCTCATTGGTATGTATACATTATAATGCGTAAAACCCCCTAGGCAATGGGGGTTTGTGCCAGTTTCAAGACTGATTACGCAATCAGTTGGACGAATTCACCGAGAACTTTTTTGTTCATCTTCTTACTAGAGAGAGACTTCTTGAAAGCAGATCGGATCTGAGCTTTAGTTGCATCTTCTTTCACTTCAAACTCAGAGTCATTCGAAAGAGCACTGCTGGATAGTCCAAAGTATGCATGATATCCAACATCAGAAAGAACAAAAGACTTATTCTTCCTATAGGTTTCAATGATTTTATCAGAAACTGAAGTGTTGTGATCGCAGTATCGACGAATAAAACTATTAGCATCACGAGAAGCAAGAAGTCGGATACCAATAAAATTAGTATTGGGGAACCTGCTTCGCACTTGATTCAAAATAGATTCAGTAACACCTTGAAAATCCGATTTAATCTTAATGATAACTCCCGATTTCCTATCTCGAACGTAGTGCCAACCACCGTGACAGCTACGGACACCGATGTAAGACTCCTCTTGATTATTACGGCAGGGAATTTCTTTATTGTATTTGGTAATACAAGCTTCACCATCGGTCAGAATAATAGTCTGTACCTTTTCGACCCCAGTCTTTTTCTTAAACAAAGGAATAATATTGTTCAGAGAAAGAACAGCTTCATTCAAAGGAGTTCCAGACAACCCAAGACGAGCAGGATATTGGAAAGCACAGTGATACCTTTCCCTATGATCCATAGAAGAAGCGAGTCGATATAGATTCTTCATCTGCATCTCAAGAACATTACCCCTGACATTACTAGAAAGAATGTTCATCATACTGAAGGTGGGGTCAATATAAAACTCTCCACACTTTCGTTCGCCAGGATAGTCAAGAGAATCCTCATAGTTCCTATACTTCCACTCATTAGTAAAAGCATAGACATCAAAGGGGATACTCACTTTTCGACAGAACCAGACCAAGTTATAAAGTTGTTTGATGGTATCCAGAAGAACCTCGGACATCGATCCAGACCAATCAAGGACAAAAACAAGTCCATGATTCTTACCGTCGGCTACAGTGGTTACCTTTTTGAACAGGTCTTCATTGTATTTGTAAGTATGGAGTTTAGAACAGTCAAGGACTCCAGTCCGAGATACAGAAGAACGAGCATAAGCACTAGCAGACTTTCTGCACTCAAACTCCTTGACGAGGTATCCGACTTCTCTTTGTGCATTTTTCTTAAATTTTGCGTAACTGGTATCTACATGATCAAAAAGTTTTGCTCCAGATTCACCAAAGAGTTTGACGGCGTTATCATAGTAACTACTGAGACATTCATGAACCTCCACATTTGGAGCGATCACTTTATCGATATCAATATTGGGAATATCGATATACTCTGGATCACGGCGTCCAAGATTCTCTTCTTTGTTCAAATCTTCAATAGAATCTTCTAGATTTCTATCCGTAATCGTATCAAAAGCATCTCCACCAGAAGGATTCTTATTATCTGTACGTGAAGTCTCTCCGTTATTGGATTGTTCAGGCTTTTGATTATTACCGTTATTATCTTCAGACTGATCCGAAGACTCAACCTTATCCGACTCTCCTTGCTCAGAGTTGTTTGATTTGGACTTTTGTTGTTCTGGGGTAGAAGGAACTTCCTGTTCTTCAGCTTGAGTCTTCAGATAATCGTAAACTTCCTGAGAGAGATCTAGAACCTGATCGAAAGATTCACACTTAGAAGCTTTGGTAACATAGATCATTTCCTCATCGGAAAATGGAACACTAACAAAATTACCAATCTTATAGTGGAGATTTACGCGATCAACAAAAGAAAGAAGATCGATCTCTTCATCTTCAATGCCAAAGAAATCTTCTTCAGACAGTTCACTATAACCGTTATAGAAAGTCTTAGAAAGTCCTGCAAACTTTTGCTTCATCTTACGTTCAACTCGAACGTCCTCAAAGATGTTCACAAAGTTCTGAGGAACTTCTGGGTGAGTTTTCTTCCAGTCAATATCTGGCGTAAACAGAGCATGTCCAACCTCATGACCCACCAGAAGGTCGTATACGGTCCCAGAAGCGCGCTCCCAGAGTGGGAGGGTAAGAACCCTGCGATGCACGTCAAACTGCGCCGTAGGGACACTACGGTTCTCGATAGTGAGGTCTTCGGTGGCAAGAAGTTTAGCCAGTTGACCTTTTACTTCGTAGTTGACCATTAGCCTCGTTTCGTATGAACCTAGTATAACTCACAAAGAAGGGGTCAGAACCCCGTACTAGGACACTTTGTCAGGCGTACACCGTACTATTCAAGTACTCAAATGTTGTAGGATATTTCAAGACCTGTTCATTTCGTGACTTGTCGCCACTCAACCAATTATTTTTAATTTGACTATAGTAACTCACATCTAAAGATTTATGTCCCTTAGATGCATTACCCAATGATTGTATAAACCCAGAAGACAAGGGACTATAATCATTTCCAACTAGGATAAATGGATTGCCTCCGTTTGATGATTTATCGGAATAGTTCCTATCTCCAATAGTTGAATCCAAACATCTCTGACAGTTACCAGCGGACCAGTCATACTCAATCTCATTAGTCACATGATACCAGTATTCAGTATCAGATTTCTGAGCGGCAGCATAATGCATATCAATGAAAGTCTTTTGTCCATCCAATTCAACAGAGACTGCATGATTAAACAGTTCCCTATCAAAAGCATTGATTCTATGATTAGAAGAAAAGACCTCAAGAAGTCTAAAAATGTTTTCAATAATAGATGCAAGACCAGTTGCTTCTAATGGTTCAATGAAACCATATGCAAGTCCAACAGAAGCAACATTCTTGACCCATCCCTTCTCTCTCCTTCCAGTTTTGAAGTTCACTACATTTGTAGGAACATCACCATACCTATCAATAAACTCCGCTTGAATTTCTTCTTCACTGGAGAACTTCAAACTATGAACATACCCAACAGATAGACCATCCCAAAGAGGAATCTCCCAGCACCATCCATTATTCATGGTGACATTATTTGTATAATGTTTGAGTTGTTCTTCCTTATTCTCATAAGGAATCTTTGCTGTGAGTACCCTGTTATTAATAAGGGTATCTGAATATGGAATGAAAGGAACTTTCATCTCATCTCCAATCAGCAATGACTTAAATCCAGTACAGTCAACGAAAAGATCTGCATAGTGATCTCCAGTCTGATCACAAGTAATTCTCTCAATACCTTTGGAGTTATGGTGAGAATGGAGATAAGTATCATCGACGAACTCAACTCCATTCTTAAGTCCAACGTCATACAAGATTTTGGACAATAGATGAGTATCAAAATGATAAGCGGTCAATCTTTTAAATTGCCAACCCGTATCTGTCAGTCTATTAAGTTCCGCAAACCTAGAATGATCACTAACAAATCTAGCAAACTGATCTTTCTTTACTTCATCAGGAAAGAGTTCCATCATCACAAAAAAATCTGTGAGATCGTTTCCACTCAAATCACCAAAGGGATAATAGAAGCTTTCACCAGGATCACACCAAGATTCAAATCTAACATTAGACTTATAAGTCGCATTACATTTTGACATCCAATCTTTATCTTCGAGATTAAGAAACTGAAAGATGTCGTTAATTGCTAACTGGGTTGACTCACCAACACCAATGATTCCGATCTTAGAAGAGTAAATACACTTAACTTCAATATCCAAGTTAGAATTTTTTACGTGCTGAGAAAGAACCGCTGCGGTCATAAAACCAGCGGTTCCTCCACCAAGAACACAAATTTTAGATATACTCATACCACTTTACTAAATCCATTTACTTTCTCAAAGGAAATAATATTCTCAAACTTATCAGTTAGTTCCTGAGTGTTATGAGAAATCAAGAAGATATTTGCTCCTTTGATTGCATATCTAATTATCTTAGTAAACTCATCCGTTCCTGTACCATCAAGAGAACTATCAAAAATCTCGTCAAGGATTAACAGATTTGTTGATGCTGAGTTCTTCATCTTAGAAATATCTCTCCAAGTGAATAGAAGAGCAAGGTCAATCCTCATCTTCTCTCCTTCAGAGAAAGACTCATAACTAAAGTTCTCGTGAATAGGAGACTTAACATGTTCTTTAAACTCTTCGTCAAGAGTAAAGTTGATATAGAAATCCATCATCTGTAGATATTTGTTGATGTATTGATTCATCACAGGCAAATATCTTTTAATGATCTTCGACTTCACACCACTATCCTTCATCAAGGAATGTGCAAAATTAAGGTAGGAAATATTCTCAGTATTGGTAGACTTCTGTTTCTCTAAACCTTTAAGGTCACTCTCTAACTTCTTAAGTGTGCTTCTCTCAGCATTTCTGTTTTCAATCTGCGAGGTAATTTCTTGAATTTCAGTTTCCAGGTCTCTGGATTGTCTTTGGTATTCAGTAATCTTTGTATTGTTTGTTGAAATGTCATAATTGAGTGACGTTATCTGCTTAGAGAGCTGCAGAAACTTTGTCTCTTTTTCCTGTTCTTCAGTTATAGAAACCTTAAGTTCTTTGTATGCCGAATTTATTTCTTTTACTTTGGACTCAATCTCTCTAATTCTATTTACACGAAACTCCTCTTCGATTGCCTGATCACAGGTAGGGCAAACCGTATTATCATTAAAAAATTTATGTTCGTTCGTGATAGTTTGTATCTTTTGTTCCAGTTTTGCCTTGATAGAATTCATCTTCTTCAATGAGTCAGAAGAGGAACCGAAAGATTCGAGTTGTGGTTGATACTCTTCCACAATCTTTTTAGAAAGTTCACTATTTTTACTCACGAGTTCGTCAGCAAGATCCAATAGTTCGGAAACTTTTGATTCTTTCGCTGCAATATTCGCCTTACCTTTCTTATCGAGATTGTCAATGAACTGTTTTTGCATGACAATTTTTTCTTCCACCATGTCCCTCTTGATGGAAAGTTCTCTGATAATTTCATTGGCGCTTCTAATTCTCTCTTTGAGGAGAGATCCCATACCAGAGAAGATACGAATATCCAGAAGATCCTCAACAATGTCCCTACGATTAGCAGCAGACAATTGCATAAAGGGAACGAATGTTGCAGACCCCAGGATGACCGTCTGAGTAAAAGACTTATAGTTTAGTTTAAGAATGTTCTCTTCGAGTGACTTCTGTTGATCAGTTGTTGCAGAGGACTGATCTTGAAGTTTGCCGTCGATATGAATTTCAAACCTATTGGGTTTGATTCCACGAACTACTTTGTATTGTTTGTTAGAAATATCAAATTCAATCTCAACCAGACAGTCTTTCTCATTAACACTGTTTACAAGTTGAGTCTTACTAATTTTTCTAAATGGTTTGTTATAAAGAACAAACGTAAGAGCATCTAGAATGGTTGACTTTCCAGCACCATTAGTTCCAACGATCAGATTGGTATTCGATTTTGTAATGTCAATCTCAGTGAATACATTTCCAGTAGAAAGGAAATTACGCCATCTAATCTTCTTGAATATAATCATATGGTGGGAACACTATATCGTCAGTAGATATAATCACATACTTGTAATTATACCTGTTACAGGCCTCAATTGCAACCTCATCGTCAATTTCAACGACATTTAAGTTTAAGTAATCATCTGCCTCTAGAAGACCTGCATATCTAGAAGCATCATCTTCGTCCTCAAATAAGTATAGTGCCTTATCTCCATTATCGTCTTCTAATGCGTAAGCTCCTTCACTTTCGCCTTCTTTTCCGTCTAGAGATAAGATATACATACTTATTCCATCTCGCACGCTTCCTGATAAACTTCTCGAAGAAGTTGTTTTACTCTATCCTTCTCCAACTCGAAGTCAGAGTCTTCGATGTATTTATCCAAAAGTGTTAATGTATCTTCGATTTTCTCTCCAGTGAAATCAACCTCAGAGTCATTAACTTCGAGATTCTCAACAATCTTCAGTTCAGCAACATTTGACAGAAGAAGTTTTTCTACGAACTTATCATACTTAAGTTGATCAGACTTCTTACGGACAATCAGTTTAA